TGAAGTGCTTGCGGCACGTGACAGCAACCTGGTTGCGACCAAGCTGTTCCGCAGTTATCCCCATAATGGCAAGAAGGGAGACACGATTCACATCCCTAACGTCAGCGATTTCGTCGCTAACGACAAGGTGCAGGAGACGATGGTTTCCATTCAGGCCAACACCGAAACCGACAATATCATCTCGATCGACAAGCATAAGGAGTCCTCATTCCTTATTGACGACTTCATCGAGACCCAGTCGTCTCACAACCTTCGTTCTATCTACACGGGCCGTGCAGGTTACGCTATCTCTAAGCAGATGGATACCGACCTGCTCGCCGTCGTGAACGATGGTCTTGGCACGATCATTGATGGCGACGGTACGACCATGACCGATGCCGGTGCTGGGCTGACCTACGAAGGCATTCTTGAGGCTGACTACCTCCTCAACGCCGCCGATGTTCCGACTGATGGCCGTTTCATCATTATCAGCCCTGTCCACCGCAAGAGCATCATGGCTCTCGATGGGTTCATCGGTGCCGCTTCGCTCGGTTCCGAGATGGCGATGCAGATGATGAAGAGCGGTAAGGTCGGCACAATTCTTGGCTACGAGATCTACATGTCCACCAACCTTCCGACTGTTGTCTCCGATGAGACGGACGGAAAGATTGTGATCGTTGCTCACAAGGAGATGGCTGTCTCGGCAGTTCAGAAGGCACCGCGTACCCAAGGCACGTACATGCAGGAGTACCTCGGCACCCTCGTCACCGTGGACACAGTCTACGGCAACAAGGCGCTCCGTGGCGACCACGCTGTCGGTCTGCGGACCCCGATCGCTTGATTAAACGGGGGAGGCACAACCTCCCCCATTTTTCACCCTATCTCATATACCGATGGCAACATTTGGAGAAATCAAGGCGCGTGTCCTTGACAACCTTGCTGATGATAGTCTTTCCTCTGTTGTTGACGGGTCGTTAGGCTTTGTCAATACTGCGATGAGGCGGCTTGAGAAGAAGAACAATCTTCTGTATATGGTTAAGTCCAGCAGGACTGACTTCGGATCGTTCTCTCCAGAATCAGATGTTTACACTTCGGTCTCAAAAATGAAGCGCATCCTCGGCGTCTACTATGTTAGGGATGGCGTGAAGATCTATCTGCACAAGCTTGACTATGATGACCTTGAGGCACGATCCACTCTTGACGAAAAGATCACTGCGCCTCCTACCTATTTCGCTATCAAGTCTATGGGTACTTCTCAGAAGATCACCATTGAGCTTGATACTATCCCTGATGATACCTATACGGTTGGTGTTCGATTTATTGCGTACTCGGATGATTTGTCTGAGGACGGTGATGAGAACTGGTTGACCTCAAATGCTCCTGAACTTCTGGTGTTCGGTGCAATGCTTGAAGCAGAGGTCTATATAGAGAACGACGAGCGAACCGCGATATGGCTTGCCAAATTCAATTACGAAGTCGAGATGCTTACGCTTCTTGACAATGAGATGGCATTCAATAGAGACGGAAGACAACAGTTCGAGGTGATATGAGTTTCGTCACGCAAGAGATAAAGCTTGGCAAGTGGGAGCCTGACAAAGCGCCAAAGACTGAAGGGCTTGTCGAGGCAACCAATGTAATGCGGATTGCTGAGGCTTGGGTTCCTGCTTATGGAGCAAATAATACCTATGCTATATCTGGCCGAGCAATCGGCCTTTACTCGTCTATCAGCACAAGCATCGGCGTTACGAACTGGTTCTTCACGAAGACGTCGATCTACCGAGAAGACGACGGTGCTTATACTCAGCTTGGTAATGGGTACAGCGATTCGGCTGTGAAGTGGTCTGTCGCTGAATACGATGGTGCGCTTATTGCCGCGAACTACGAAGATCGCATTCAACTGAAAGCAGACATCACCTCTGGCGACAGCTTTGTTGATGCGATATACAATATTACTGACTCGATCCTTGTGACGTTTGCCGCAAGCGGTAACACGATCACGGCTTCTACAGCCGCCTTTGGTGACTTCGCTCTTGGTATGTCGATCATTACATCAAGCACCACCAATGCTGGCGTGTATATGATCGAGTCGATCTCTGAAGACCTCACCACAATAACGGTGCAGTCCGACGATACACTTACTGATGAAGCCGGTGTTTATGTGACTGTCTCTGAGGCTCCTTTTAAAGCTCGCGTGTGCGCGTATTACAAGGAAAGGATGGTCTACGCCAACCTCAAAAGTAATGATGCCGTACACCCGCGTCGCATTCAGATTACGGCTACGGGTACTTATGCAGGGACAGAGCCGAGCGAGTTCACCGGAGCAGGTATTCTTGATGTACCAGGTGTTGGCGAAGAGATTGTTGCGCTCCACACCAGTGGTGATAACCTCATTATCCACATGACTGATAGCGTGTGGGCGCTGAGTTTTGTCGGGTATCCTTTGTGGTTTAACCTGACGAAAGTGTACGATCAGTGCGCGGCGATCGGGCCTGATGCAGTTGCAATTCTTGACAACAATACGCAGATCACTTTCGGATACAAGGATCTTTATGTCATCAGTGCTGGCGAGGTTAAGCCTATTGGTATTGGGTATCGTAAAGCTGTCTTCAACCAGCTTTGTTATGCCTGCAAGTACAGCGTATCGACATTTCTTGATCTGAATAACAAGCTTGTTGGCTTCAATTATCCGGTCGGGAATGACGAGTTCAAGATTCTTTTGTTAAATTATGAGGAGAACTTTCCGTCAGTAATCGACAAGTCTTATTTCTGTGTTGGGAACTTTAAGGACGCGAGCGGAGAGCCATACATAATAGCTTCTCGAACGCTTGGATCTGGTGAGTTCTATGTGCTTATCGATGAGAATGATAATGAGATGGTGTCGAGTGGTGGTGATACGCTTGTTATTTCTGGCGCTATGTACCTCGATGAACTCAGCGAAAGCATTAAATCACTGGACAATGCCGTCATAACGACTGGCGAGATAGATCTTGGTGATATTGCATTTGTCCGCGAAGTTCGGCCAATCATTGAGAGTGCTGATGGTGAGGTTACAGTGACAGTTTATGCTCGTAAAAATGATGGTGACGTGTATACTGAATCATCTTCTGTCGTTTCCGAAAACGGAATTGCGTACTTCAGGATCAAGGGTCGCTACCTCAAATTTGGGGTCAGTACAATAAGGGTTGTTCATAATGGTCTGCGTTCACTAAAGATCACAGGTAAACTTTCAGGGAAGAAATAATGGCACAAATCGAAGTCAGGGATCTAACCCAAACCACATCGGTTCTTGATGCTGACAGTATCCATATTGTTAGCGGTGAAGGTAACGGAACCAGCTACTACATCAATAGAGACGATTTTATTGAATCGGCTCCAATCGACAACATTGAGATAAGTGGTGGAACAATAGATGGAACTCCTATCGGAGGTATTGGTCCGTCAACTGGAAGCTTCACTTCTCTCGATTGTGATACCTTTTCATGCGGTACCTTTTCATGCGGTACCTTTTCATGCGATACTATTTCGGTCGATCTCCCAGCCGTTACGGCAAGTGCTGATGAGTTGAACATACTCGATGGTGTTGTTGCGTCAACT